CATCCCACCCTGCTTGTAGCAAGGCTTGCCCATCTCTAAGGTCGTTAACAAACTGCGCTACCGTTTCCGTCATACCACTTTCAGGCGTAAAAGTCATGTAGACAATTCCACCCTTGTCAGCAGTACGCGTCAAAGACTGTGTGTAAATCTGTTGTGGCGGTTCTTCATCCAGCCAAATAACGTCTAGGCTTTCGCCCATCCATTTCTCTTTACCCATTTCGTAGGCTTTGAAGGCCAATCGTGACCAGCCCCCCGATACGTGCTTAATAACAAGACTGTTCATGGCATTAGGAACACCAGCCTTACGGACAGTCTCACCAATTAGCTTCAAAGGTATAGAACCTGTACCCCTAGCTGTCGGGTCATCGGGTTGCCCCACCAATTCTTTTTGGCAAATGTCACGTGTCGTTTCATTAGACGCACCACCTGCCCACGCCCTGATTGGTCTTGCAAAGCGTTTGCCCTGCCACCATTCGGGGTACAAACCTGTAAGATGATAAGCCATTTCCATAGCACCACTGAATGACTTACCAATACGGTTGCCAGCCATAAGCAGCCTCTGCTGCGCAATAGTGTTGTGAAATTTCACTTGGTACTCATACGGCTTGTAATGGGCCATACGATTAGTAGCCTTGCGGTGTTCTAGTTCCTTGGCAATCTCTACTGCCCTAGCTAACGCTTGTTCTGTCATAACGCCGCCAAATCATCACTGTGAACCATAATCCAAAAACCCTTTCGGTTCTTTTCACACAAGACAACAACAGGGGTCTTACCCTCTTTGTCTGCAAGTTCCTTAGTGTCATCCCATAATGTCACTGCTGTATGCTTTTTACGCAGCTTACACTCAATAAATAGGTCATCGTGTATAACGTCAGCGCGAGTTATCTTGCCGTTACCACCAGATAAAGGGGTACGCTCACCACCAAAATAAGCGGCTACCTGTCGTTCCCTCTGTTTCCATGCTTTATCGCCCATAAAACCATCATATACGATAATTAACCTAAGTACAATAAAATGGTGCAGGGCGCGATTGCTAAGAAAGTTGGCACATTCGGTAACACATCCATCACCACACACTAATATGTTAAAGTGAAACGCCCTGCCCACCCCCAATACACTACGATTTAGTAATTGTAACCCCTATTAACCCACGTTAATACCAAATATCCCCCTACGCTGTGTGTAGTGAACCATTATTAGCGTGGACGGAAAGCGTTTTGGGGGGGTGGGGTCGCTTTTTTTGTGGCTGGCTGGGGGTTTGCACACGCCTGCACCTGCCTGCGCACACATCATGCAGGGGATGCAGGGGCTGCAGGGCTGGCGCGTCTACACGTATGCCCCTATGCGTACATCACAGCCTGTCATGCCCTACCTTTTAGCAAGACCAGACACGATACGGCTACCCATCTGCGTTGCTCAGGGTGCGCGTGTGTGTGTGCGTGAATCGTTCTTTCAGGTGGTGTGGGCTGCTTGGGCTGCTGAAGGTTGGACGCTATGTAGTGTCTTCCCCTATACAGTGAGTAGCATAAGAGGGGGCTAGTGCTTGGTGTCTTTTAAGCTAGACCGCGCCGCGATGTTATCATCTGCTAGGTCTTCTGCGCTCACGTACTCTACACCTATGCTGCCCAACAGGTGCTGCAGTTCTGCTTGCAGTTCGTCATCTGTGCGATGCTTGGTCACGTCTTCTACCTTATGCACTGTCTGGTAACCTGTGCGGTCTAAGATGCTATTGATTGCGCCTAGCTTCACGGATGGGCTTACATCCTTGTCACTGATTAGAGACTGCAGCTTTTCCACCGCCATAGGTACGGCTGCACCCATCAGGCTGCGCGTTGTTTCGTCTATCTCGTTTATCAGCTTGCGCTTCAGTTCGTACCCTTGCTGCTCTGCTGTCGCTTCACTGTATCCAGCGGCGATTGCGGAGCGTGTCGCGTTACCCGTCTGGCTAAAGTGCTGAACGAACGCTTTCTGTTTATCTGTAAGGGTTTTACGTGTCATGCACTCATTATAACCTAAAGTTTCTTCCTTGCATATATATAGTGTGTTTGTGCGTCATAATAAATTTATGAATATATTCTTGCGTCAATTATTGTTGATGTGTATAGTTAACCTATCGTTAATAAACACATGAGGATTTAACAATGAAGAAAGCACACTACGGATTAGTCAGACACGCAGTCAAGGCTATGGGCTACACGGTCAGCGTTCACGATGGTGAGGAATTTGCAGTTAGACGCTCAACCAACGTGCGTGACATTATGCAGGCCATCGAAAGCGTAGACTTGTCAGAGCTATTGTTTCGCACAACTAACGGTGAGCGTGTCGGATGGGCGTTGATTGTTCTTGGCAATGATGGTGGCGATGAGGTCAGTGACCACACAGACAACGAGTGGATGAACGAATGGTTCAACCGCGTTGTAATGGGGGGCGTATAATGTTGCTAAAGGCTCTCACATACGTTCTAGGCGGCATTGCGGCACTTGCTTATGTAGTGGTCGCAATTGGGCTGCTTGATTTAGTTAACACCAACATAGCCACCAGCAATCTACTAGATTGGATTGTCTGGGGCGTTGTGTGCGTATTCATGCTGGCTGCGTTCACAATCATTCACCTTCTATCAAACCTTAAATAATGGAGACTAAAACAATGACAACGAAACAACAAAAAGCCGAAGCAATGGAATACCTGAAGCGCAACCTAGCTGAAGGTGACACCGTGTTCTATATCGTCAAGAACGTGTCAAACTCTGGAATGTACCGCCACATTGATTTCTATACGTTCAAGGTTAAAGACGTGTTTGATGAGGGAGAACCACGCGTTCAGAAAGTGTGGCTGTCTGGTGCTATCTCGAAGGTGCTTGGCTACCCATTGAAGCAAAAGACCAACTCGCTTGGCGTGTCTGGCTGCGGAATGAATATGGGCTTTGCGGTCATCTACAATCTAGCGGAAGTCTTGTTTGATGACGGCTACAAGCTAAACGATGAGGGGCTGTGATATGAAAACGCTTTTTAAGGTATTGGGCGCGGTGTGCATGATGTTTGGCCTTATGGCTATCGCAGGCAGTGCCAACGACTGTGACGGTCACTGCATGGAACAAGCAAACACGGTTGGCGAAATGCTAGCCGTGGTTCTGTTTGGTGTGTTTCTTCTAATCTCTGGCGGCCTGTGTATCGCTGCTGCAAGCAAGGACTAAGACAATGAAAAAGCAATTCAACTTTGAGACTGCCGACAATGAAGCACTGGCAAACTATGCAGAGCAAATCTGCAAATGGTATCCCGACAAGGCAGAAAGCCTCGCGTTCTATCTGCAGGCTGGTTTGCAAGACCGTGACGCGGTAACCATGAAGCCGCTTGATGATTGGGCAAAGATTAACGGAACGCACAAGCAGGGCAATTTCATTATGCCATATTCATTGCTGGTTGACGCTCTAGGAGAACCGCATCAAAGGTTCACGCCTGAAACTGGCGACAAAGTAGACGTTGAGTGGGCGTTTGAGTTTGGGAATGGTGACATCGTGACCGTGTACAACTGGAAGAATGGCAAGGTGTATCTGGGGGATGACGGATACGAACCGCATCAAATGACACATTGGAACGTGGGCGGTTTGTTCCAATCTGTGCTGCATAACCTGACTGAAGAAATCAACAACCGCTTGGACGCAAAGGAAGGCAACAAATGAAAGTAGACGCTGCATGGTATAAGATGGTTATAGATGATGGTTTCCGTCACCTGTCACCCGAACAAAGAAGCCAAATCGTTAAGCACGTTTCAGACAATGATGACCAAATCTATATCCGCATCAACGCTGAAATCATGGCACTGGCTACCGCTTGGGTAGACGCGCAGAATGGTGGGTAGGGCTGCAGTCATGGGGTTCATGCTTTTGCTAGCCTATTACCTGACAAAAGGTAGCAACCCCGACTACAAAGGCGCGACAATGATTATGCTAATATTCGCAGTCATGTTGCTTGAAGCCTACAACGAGTACAAACTGAACAAGCGCAAATAGTTACTCATAAAAATATCCATTACGTAGAAAGGGGTTTGTCTCAACGATAGACCCCTTTTTGCCGTCTTCATAATCAAGATAATCAAGCACCATCTGAAGCAGTTCACGTTGCGTACCAAACGTGCCTGTGAATTCAGCAGGCGAGTTGTGATAGCCGTAGTGACCACGATGGTGGACGTAGCACAAAGGGATGACTTCAAAGTGCGATGACCGCTTGCCCATCCCTGTCTTGTCTTTGATGTGATGCAGTTCAGCAGGGCTATCGTAATGACCAAGCATAGAACAAGCCAAGCATCCTAACTCTGCCACCCTGTTCATATGCTTTTTCTCTGCTGCTGTCTTAGCCTTTGGCATTGTACTGCTTCTTTTCTATCGTCTGGTTAATCATGTTGGTTTTCCAACGCTCAAAGTTGATATCAACAATCTTCTTTTCCCATGCCCACTTAGCTTCTTGAGAAACAGCCAAGCCCAGCGCATTGATATGGTCTTTATAACGTGCATCTGACCGTGCGTCACGTTCTTGCGCAGCAACAGACGTAGCACCCTTGACCATATATTCTTTCATCAGTTCTGCCATGAGTATCTGCCGCCCATGCTCAAGGATGGTAAGCTGCTCTTTAGCTTTCGCGTGTTCCTCACCAACAGTACGCAGCTTGTGCATCTGCTGTTCTAATGCTTGTTCGCTCATTTGTTCGCCCTCATTGTTTTGGATTTAGCTTTCTTGATACGCAAATGATGAAGGAAGCCTTTAACCTCATCACCCATTGGAACAGGTGCTACTCGCTTGGTGTGTGGGAAGTGTCCAAACTTTTCTTTGAACGTCCACGCAGCCCAGCCTTCCTTGTACCCTCGCTGTCTCGAATGAAACAAAAGCTGTGCAAAGAAATCTAGCTTGTCCTGTGTCGTAATCTTTTCCTTTGGCAGTTCTACTAGCCTGCCCTGCTGAATGAGAACCTCACGCGCCTGCTTGTCTGGAACAAAGCCGCAAACAGGGCAGCTAGCATCATCACGAACAGGGCGGTAAACAGTGTCACACTTGATGCAAGTAAACGGCTGCTTTTCCACGTCCTCTTTTTTCTTCTTTTCCTTGCGCTCTTTGACCACGTTCTTGTCCAGTTCCCAAGCTGGCACATCTTCTGGGAAGCCGTGTTCATACACGCAGCCTGCATGGTCTATGATTAGCGTGTCTTCCTTGTTTTCAAATGGACGCAAAGACCTGCCCACCATCTGCAAATACAGAGAATAGCTTTTGGTAGGACGCGCAAGCACTACACACGAAACCTTTGGCTCATCCCAGCCTTCCGTCAGAACCTGACAGTTAGCTAGAACCTTGGTCTTACCTGTGTGCAGGTCATTCAGCGCAGCCTCACGGTCTATCTCATCCATCGTGCCATCAACGTGACCACATGGGATGCCGTTCTGCTGAAACATCGTTTGGATATACTTGCTGTGGGCAATAGAAACCGCAAAGATAACTGTTGGCCTGCCTTCTGCAAACTTCATCCAGTGCGTCACCAAATCACCAACTAGCTTGGGCGTGTTCATGCGCTTGTTTAGCCCACGCTTTTCGTAGTCACCTGCTTGCACGGCTAGCCCTTCAAGGTCTGGCATTGTAGGTGCAACCACACGATTGGGAACAAGGTGACCTTCATCAGTCAAACGCCTGACGTTGCTGCACTCAATCAAATCTTCATACACATGACCAAGACCCTTGCCATCTGCACGACATGGCGTAGCTGTTAGGCCAATCACGTAAGCATCAGGATATTCGTCCATCAAATCAGTGAAAGACTTGCTTGCGCTGCGGTGCGCTTCATCCAGTATGATTAGCTTTGCGTCAGGTTTCATAAAGTACTTGTTGTCTTTACGTGCATTGAACGTCTGCACACTGGCAACCTGTGTCCTAGCAAAGTTGTTGGGCGACTTGCCTGCCATCAGCACACCATGCGGAACATCAAAGTCACGCAGCTTATTGCTGCACTGCATCACCAGTTCACGCCTGTGGGCAACAAACAAACATGGGTTACCACGTTCAATGGATTGCTTAATCATGGCAGACGCGATGACCGTCTTGCCGCTACCAGTAGGCGCAACCAAAAGCACACGCTTGTTGCCC